TTCAGCAATGCACTTTATGGAGTAGTTAGCATGTTGGATCGCAAGAAGAACGATCACATCAACCTCGAACACGCCGGGTCGGAAACTACCGTACTCACGGACATTGAGCGTCGACTGATCGATCTGTATCGCCGGCTGAGCCGCATTGAACAGCAACAGGTTCGTCGCGTGGCCGAGATACTGGCAATCAACCCAAAGGAGAAAGTTGAGGGCTGACCGTCATTCCTTGAATGATCCCGATCGCCGGCGCTATCGCGTTGGCGGTTTGTAGCTACGCCACCGCCTGCGATCCTAACTGCTCGAAAAGCTCCCGCTGCTTCGCCCGGGGCATTTCCCGCAACCGATCGATCAACATCCGCTCGAATGTCTGCGAGGACGGACTGAGCGTGTGCGAGAATGTCAGATTTGCCACCCATGTGTGCCCGCACTTGGCGTCCAGGCACTGGCAGTACAGTTTTACAAAGGCTCTGGTTACCTCTTCCCGCGAGGCAATCCGGCCCTTGTGTCCGCAATTGCATACAACTCTCATTGTGTCCCTCCCCAGGGGCAGCTGATCGCCACCATTTTGCCACAATCTGTAGTGGTATTCGCTCTGGTATCAACGTCATGTAGTGGTATCAACTGCATCTGGCGCAGCTTTCCAGCTAAAGCGCCTGTCTTCTCGAAGCGTGTCATTCAGTTGGTTGAACAACTGACAGATCGGCCGAATCTCGTTGCTGGTGTACACGCGATCGATCTTTTCGATGTCCCCGAAGCCACCGGTGTTTTCCGGGATGATGCCGGCCAATGCCGGGTTCATACGCCAGGCGGCGATAACGTCGTTTCGGGTGATGTTCTTCACCTTCTCCAGTTCGTCTTTCGCCTGGAAGTCACCCACGGGGATGATCTGGATCGCGTTCTCTTTACCGTTGGGAATGTTGACGAACATCGAGCGGAAGTTGCCTACGCCCTTGCTGGCACTGATCTGTGCGCGCAGCTCGTCTTCGTCCTCTTCAGTCAGGTCAGGATCGTTGGTGTAGAAGATGTAGCCGGCGTGCGCGCCGTTGCTGTAGTACCGACGGCGGAAGAGGGTGGCCGCTTCATTGAGCAGCAGCGCCTGCAGGCCGCCCAAGTAGTCCGGGATCCCGTAGATGTTCTGTTCCACGTCGTAGTCCAGGACGTGGGAAATCTCGTGCTGTTCGAACTCCATTTCCTTGTTGTCGGGCAGCAGCATCACGAAACCGCCGTCGACCTTCACCCGCATGTTGATGGCGGGCAGGTGCTGCAGCTCCAGCACTTGGCCGAACGCGTTGGTGTCGTTGTAGAAATACGCTTCGCCAAACACCATGTAGTCCAGCCCGGCGCGCCCCATCGTCTCAGTGCTGCAGCCGGCCGAAGGGATGAACTCACGCAACAGCAGGTTGCGTTTGAATTTTGGAATGGCGCCGTGGTGCGCGTTGGCGCGCAGCAGCTTGGCCAGGCCAACCCGCGACACCGGCGGCTTGTAGATCTTGCCGTCGTCGCTGGGGAACACGCCCACGTACTCGCCGATGTTGCCGGACAGCACCTGTTCCGGCTCCCCGAACGTAAATGAGCGCATCGGTTGCTGCGTTGGTTGGGCTACGTGTTGCTTTCTGCGTTTGCGGTTGGCCATGGCTGGTATGGTTACTCGTGACGTAGCGGCTACGACGCCGCTTGTTGGTGTTCAAAGGTTCGTTGGCCAGGGCGTGCATAACCGCCCAGGCAATGTCGGCGTGGCCGGTGGCGTCGGTGCGCGAGGCGCTGTAGGTGATCTGGCCGCTGTTGGTGGCGCCGCGCTTGATGGTCAGGAATGCCTGCGCGATGTCCGTCCAGCCGGCGTCCCACTCGATGCGACTGCCTTGGATCGTGTCCTGGGCTTTCAGCACCAGGGCGTTTTTCGCCTCAAGGCTGTAGTGAATTGGCGTCGCCTTGGCGTAGAAGTCGCGCACCAGGTCGAACACGCCATAACCCACGCCGGTGACGTCGATGCCGATGTGCTGGACATTGAAGCGTTCGGTCAGCTTCTTGACCTGTGCGGCCTGGTAGGTGAACGAGTGGCCACGCCAGCTGTGCTTTTCCAGAATGCGGAACTTCGCACCAGGTTCGAGTGGCGGCGCGATGACCACACAGGTGGCGTCGTCGCGGGTGCGGCTTGGGTCGTAGCCCAGCCAGACCGGACTGTTGCCGAATGGCCGATCCAGCTCGGCGTTGTAGTCCTCCCACAACGACAGATCCGAGTAGCAGCGTTCCAGATCCTTGAGACTGAATGCGCTTTGGGTGCTGTCGATGAATTTGCAGTAGAACAGCTGCTGAAATTTGTCCTCGTCGTACTCCAGCTGCAGCTGCTCCAGGTCGAACAGGTCGCAGCCGCCGGCGATCGCATCGTCCAGGGTGATTGTCTTGCGCCATTGGCCATCCGGACACAGCGCACCCTGGGTGTAAGCCGCTTCGTTCGGCCACACACCGCCAGCCTTCTTGCCGCGTTTGCTGTTGCGGAATTCCTCGCCCGACCAGAATGGGTACGCCTGGTGCGACACGGCGCTGGGTGTTGAGAAATAGGTTTTTCGCCACTTCTTGTGTGTGCCCATGGCGCTGGCCACGGTGCTGAGTTTTTCGAAGTCGCGGATCCAGAAATATTCGTCCACGTAGACGTGGCCGTGGTAGCCCTGGGCGGTGCTGCTGTTGGTGCTGAGAAAGCGCAGTTCGGCGCCGTTGCTGAGCGTGATCGGGTTGCCCGTCAGCTCGATATCAAACCACTGCTTGGCGAACTGGATGATGTAACTGCGGAAGATCTCGGACTGCGATCGGCTGGCAGACAGGAACACCTGGTTGTCACCGCTCAGCACGGCGTCCATGAACGCTTCGCCGGCGAAGTAGTAGGTCAGACCGACCTGTCGGCTTTTGAGGATGTTCCGGACGCGGCGTGTCAGCGGGTTTTGTTTCGCCTCGAACAGCTCTTTCTGGTAGCCGTACATCTTCGAGATGAATTTATCGAGGAAGTCCACTTCGGTCAGGCCGCTAACGTCGTTCTTGGCCTTCTTTTCCCGCTTCTTACCGCTGCTTTCGCCTCGTTCACGGCGTTGACCAGGCTGGCGTTCGCGAGGCTCGTCCGGTGCGTCCGACGGCGCCGCCTGTGCAGGCTTGGCCGTAAGTTTTTTCAGCCGCTCAAGCAGGCTCGTCAGCCGCTCCAGTTCGTCCAGTTCGGATTTCGTCAGCGGATCGATCTTTTCCAGGATCAGGGTGATTCGCCGGTTGACTGCGCTCAACGGTTCTTCGTCCGTCAGCATCTCGTCCCAGCCGCCTTGGCGGATCCAGTAATAGACGATTCGGATGTTGGGCAGCTTCAAATGCGCCTGGATTTCCTTCACCGAACAGCGGCGCAGGTAAAGGCGTTTGGCGGCTTCTTTAACTTCGGTCGGGTAGTTCATGGGCCGCAGTCTATGCGGCGAAAACCCCGGAAACGCGGGGGTAAATGCTGCGATCCGCCTATCTGTCGAAAATAGGAGAACCCTGAATTTCAACCGTTTGTTTGGCGGTAAATGGCTCCCTATCGTGGCGGCTCATTCAGCGATTGAGCGCAGTTACCATTCATGCCCCGTTCCCTTGTCTCCTACTGGAAACGTGTTGCCACCAGCGGCCCGACCATTGATGGCCGCGACATCCTTCCCCAGGAACTGCGCGATATCGCCGAGACCTACACCCCGGCCAAATACACCGCTGTGATCTGGTGTGACCACGAGCGCTGGCCTGGCTCCCACGGCACTGTGTTCGCCGTGCGACTGGTGGAAGAGGGCGACGATCTGGAGCCTGGGCAAATTGCTTTGGAAGCCCAGCTGAAGCCAAACGATCGCCTGCTGTACCTCAACGATCAAGGCCAGAAGCTGTTCACCAGCATTGAAATTACCCCGAATTTCGCCGGCACCGGCAAGGCCTATTTGACCGGCTTGGCCGTGACTGACGAGCCGGCCAGCCTCGGCACTCAAGAGCTGTATTTCTCCAAGCGAACCAGCCGCGCCGCGTATTACGCCGCGTCGTTGGAACTCGGCCCACTGCGCGAAACCGAGCCGCAGGGCGAGATCGCCCGGCTCATCTCCATGTTCACCCGCCTGTTCAAGCGTTTCGGCATTGACGACACCGCCGCCGAAACCACTCCGCAAACCCCAACCGAGAGCAAACCCCCAATGGATGAAGCTACCGCAACGGCTTTGAAAGCCCTGCTGGCCCAGCTGCTGGTCGTCGCTGCCGGCATTCAGGCCGTGATTGAGCCTGCTGCCGAAGACGCGCCAGAACCCGATCAAGCCCCGATCGATGACGTAAGCGCGGCAGTCGACGAGATCGTCACCATCGCCGAAGAAGAACGCGAATTCAAACGTACCGGCGGCACCTCGAACAAGGCCGTGCTGGCAGCTCTGACCAGTCTGCAGCAACAGTTCACCACGCTGCAGAACACCAGCATCGGCCGTCAGTTGCCGCGTTCCACCGGCGCAGCCGACAAAACCAAAGCGCGGGTACTCTGACATGGCCCGTTCCCTGAGCGCCTACGGCGCCAAGATGTATGCAGCCATGCAACTTGCCATGGCCGAAACCTATGGTGTCGAGCTGTCCAGCAAGATGTTCAGCGTTGAGCCGTCCATCACCCAGGAACTGAACGACGCCATCACCGCCAAGTCGGACTTCCTTTCGCGCATCAACGTCATTGGCGTGAGCGAAATCAAGGGCGAGAAGGTGTTCATCGGTGTGTCCGGCCCGGTGACTGGCCGTACTAACACCAAGACCACCGATCGCGAGGCGAAAGATGCCTCCGAGCTGGACAACACCACCTACGAACTCTCGTCCACCGAGTCGGACGTGGGTCTGCCGTACGCAAAAATCGACGCCTGGGCCAAATTCCCGGACTTCCATCAACGTTACTCGGCGGCTGTGCAGAAACAGATCGCGCTGGACCGCATCATGGTCGGTTTCCACGGCCTGAAAGCCGCTGCGCAGACCGATATTGCCGCTTACCCAATGCTGCAGGACGTGAACAAAGGCTGGCTGCAACAACTGCGCGAGCAAGCCCCACAGCAGGTACTCAAGGAAGGCAAAACCGCTGGCAAAGTAATCCTGGGGCAGGGCGGTGATTACGCCAACCTGGACGCTCTGGTGCATGACACCAAGCAAATGGTGGATGAGCGTCTGCGCGATGGCGGCGACCTGATCGCCATTATCGGCACCGACCTGTTGGCGGCTGACAAGGCCAAGCTGTATGCCAAGCAGGGTGATACACCCACCGAGAAAGAGCGCATCGAGGACGCCCAAGTGATCGCCACTTACGGTGGTCTGCCAAGCTTCAGCGTGCCGTTCTTCCCGGTTAACGGTGTGCTGGTCACCAGTTGGGACAACCTGTCGATCTACTTCCAGGACTCCAGCTGGCGCAAGCAAACCGTGGACAACCCGAAACGCTCCCGCGTCGAGGATTACAACAGCCGCAACGAAGGCTACGTGATCGAGCAGCTGGAAAAGATCGCGTTTACTGAAAACGTTGAGTTGGCCGCATGAGCCTGGCCCTTGCCCACAAGCGCCGTACTTTGGCACAGGGAACCGCTGCAGTAATCGCTGCAGCCGCCGCACCGCTGGCGTATTCGCCGGCGGAAGCCCTGAGCAGCCCGGCCAACGCGAAAAAGCACCTGCTGCTGATGGAAGCCTCTCTGGATCAGGATCTGCAGCGCCTGAGCGATATCAAGGGTCTCGCTGGGCGTCAGGCACTCAAGCGCGAGGAGCTGTTGCCCAAGTACCAGGATTTCATTCAGCGCTACATGGACTCGGGTCTGGTGATGCCGAATCGCGTTCTGGTGCAGGTGATGGTCTGGCTGTTCGACACCGAGCAGTTCGAAGACGG